AGTTGCCAGCACTTTTTGACGCCTGTCTTGCAGCTAGCTTGGCAGTTCCAAGTGCGGCTCCACCTGCAGCTCGAGCAGCCCCAAAGGTTCCACCGGAACCAAGGATGGCGGCAGCTGTTACAGGGAGTCCTGCGGCATTCCAGATGAATGGGTTTTGGGCCTGGACTTCCTCTCTCTGCCCCTCAGGAGTGAGTCCCATAGCCTCAAGTGCTACGCCACCAGCACCTGCAAACATCCAGTCATCAACGCCGTATGGAACAGCACTGATAGATCCAAGCATGCTCCCGGCAAACTCTTCGTTGTCCCTGATTCGCTGAAGATCACCGGGGTTAATATAGCTGCCACCCTCCTGAATAATCGCAGCCGCTCTGCCTGGGAAGGCAGGCATGACCTGACCAGATGCCCCTCTTACATGGACAGTCGTTTCTGGTCCGCCAAGAAAGGTGTAGCCGCCACCGCGAACAAGGTCATTAACCTTGCTGTCGGCAACTTCCTCCTCTTTTCTTGATGACGTATTCAGGAGAAGCATTTTTACTAACCTCTATATTTCTGAGGCGGGAGTGATCTTGATACGATCGGTTGACCTTCGATTAGGCCCGGTCCCCGAGGAAGTGGTCTTGGCTTTGGAAGTGTTTTTAGTGGAATCTCTAGGACGGGAGGAGCCTCTTCCACGTAGGGTTCGCCTAGAACTTTATCCAGGAATGCATCCATTTCCGGGTTAACCTCTCCTGGCTGACCCCCAAGAAGCTCCCTGAACCGATCATAGGCCTTGTGTCTGTCTTGATCTAGAACCACTCTCTTGGTTTGGCCATAGGGTGTTACTCGATGAGCAACGCCACTAGTGACGGTGCCAGATCTCAATGCCCTGGTCGGGTCATAGGTGAAGTGATGGAAATGTATGGTTCCTTCATACTCTTTTCCGTGGGCCGCATGGATTCCAAACAATGGACCGAACTTCACCAGGTGCTGGTATCTAGGGTCTTCCGGTGAATCTCCTACTTGAAAATCAATAGCCGGATGTTTGCCTTTTTTTCTTGTCCCTTCAGGAGCATGGCCACCGCCTACCTCTGGAGCGTGCTTGTTAAACCCAGATTTAGGATGCTTCAAGGGCTGACCCGCTTCTCTGGCTTTGTAGTTCTCGAACTCTCTCTGGAGCTCTGCAAATTCCTCTGGAGTTCTTGTTCCAGACAAGTCGCCAGTAGGCATAATTATAACCTTCCCACCTGTAGCATTCGCTATGTGGGACTGGAGACCTGCAACAGCGTTGCCCATATCAGGAGGTAACCGAACCTCGCTCCCCTCTGCGGTCGGGAGATAAACATACTCACCCGGAATGCTGAGCTTCTCGCCCTCTCGCTTCTTTGGACGGAACTTATCCAAGATCTGGATTTCCTTGGTTGGGACAATCGGAAGAGCTGCCCCTGGAACCCTTGATCTCAGGCTCAGATCTGTACCCTGGATTGGCTCTAGCTGGAGCTTCTGAGCTACTGGTTGACCAAGAGCGGCCTCAATTGCAGCCATTGTTTCATTGGGATAACCCTCGAGAGTCATGCCGGTGAATACAGGACCACCCGCTTGCAGGGACTTGCGATGCTCCTGCACGAGAGACTCCATCAACCAAGGGCTTTCGAGACCAAATCCCCGAGAGAATGTTTCTCGGAACTGATTCTTTGTCTCATTGTTGGCAATGCTCCACATGTTCAATGCATGGATTCGACCTGAACGCTCCAGGTTGGCCAGCTTTGCGAGAACAATATTGATTGGCTGCTTCTCCGGGTTAGGGCCAAGCTCAAACCACCACTCTTGCTCTTGCTTGGAAAGGTTACCGGTATCCTTTGACCGCGCAATCGATTGGGCAAACGAGACAAACTTGGTGTTGAAGGCTGTCCACACTGCTTGGGCGGCACTATCCGGACCAACGCGACCGAGTGCCCCTGCAACATCAGTTCGAATAAATTGCTGTATGCCATTCGGCACCTTTCCACCGTGGTGCTTCAGGAACGCCTTAATCTCTTTCTGTATATCCTGAATACTGTTCAGATAATCGCCAGAGGCTCTGAGTGCATTTTTCTCTGGTGTTGTCATCTTCCAGTTGCCAGGAGTTTCAGCGTCTTTATTCTTCTTTGCAACAGCTGCGGCAGCATTCAGGGAGTTGAGTCGCTGCATCTGATTAACAGTCATCCTGTTGGCAGCGGCACCTTGGCGATTTAATCGATCAACTTCAACCTTGGCTGTATCCAGTGCACGTTGCTTCTGCGACGCTGCGAGTTGCATCTGTGCTTCGAGCTTCTTCTTGCCGGTATGTACTTCCAATGCAGCCAGCACTCGGGCCTTGGACACATCAGAACTTTGAACCTCTCTCTTCATTTGCTTGAAGTAGAGCTCAGCATTTTCAAACTGGATCTCTCTGTACTTCACGATGCCATCATGTTCGTTTCCAAGTGCCGTGATCAGAGTATTTAAGAGCTCTCCGTATTGGCCTTCTTTTCTTGCCTGGGCTTTCTGGGCATCAAGGTCGGCATCCATTGCCTTCATCAGCATGCCAGCCATGAAGATTGGAACCTGGCCCTTGGTTGCCATGTTCAGCCCAACATTGCCTGCGATTGCCGCAATGGATGCGATTGTGGTGGCAAAGCCTGACCACTGGAAGCTGTCTTCCCATTCTCCAGTCTGCTCGTTCTTTTCCTTCTTGAACCAATCAAACATGCGAAATGCGCTGATTGGATCTTCATTCTCATATCTGTCTCGAGCAGACTTAACCCAGGCATCAACAGAGGCAGTTGCCTCTTTGCTTCTCTTGTAGTTGTCTCGGAAGTCATCGCTCAGATCCATCGAGATCTGACTCTTGAGAATCTCCTCATTCTCCGTAAGGGCATCGAGCGCAAACTTCTCACCCTGAGCTGCCTGAATGATTTGGGCGTCTTGATCTTCTAGCTTTACCTTCTCGGCTTGAAGATCCTCAATGCTCTTTCCGATAATGCTAATGTCTGAACCTACGCCATAAACACTCCGGTAGGTCTTCTCTATGTCCCCAGGCGTTGGCCCCAAGGGGAGGCCAAGCATTCGCTGGATCTCTCGTTCATACACATCCTGCTCATCAAGGGCCCTGGCCTTGGTCCCCGCTATAGCATCAGCAGTTGCTCTCTCTCCGGAACTGGCTTGATATTCAGCACCGCGCTCCTTGAGCCATTCTTGAGGTACAACCTGTTCACCGGGAGCTTCAGTCCCAGCAACACTCATCAGCGCAGAAGGATCTTCACGTCCGGGGTAACTCTTACCAGTCTGCCGCTCTTTGATGGCAGCAATCGATGCAGCATCAGCAGAAGCGTCAGCATCAATCTGAGCAAGTAGTTGCCTGATAACATCCGGATCTTCACCAGACATCGATCTCTGACGTCGATGGGCAAGCCTCCGGTCTCGTCTAGCTTGAGGCCACGCTGCTGGGCCAAGCTCAAAAGGCGGGTAATGCGGCTCAGTTTTTCCACCCTTGATTTCTTTTCCCTCGGAATCAGTAATAGGGAATCTTGGCTTGCCTAGAAAAGACTCTCCGTAACCAGAGAAAATATCATCTATGAAAGATGTCTTGTCGGTATCTTCTGGATCTTCTGGCATCATCTACTCCTAAACGAAAAGGTACCTAGAGACGCCACCATACTGGGCAGGGTCCTGGATCGCACTTGGCCTCATGGCTGGCTTCATTTTCTTCCCACCTAGGCCGGTAATGTCCTGGAACTCATCCATCCCCTTCCCTGCGGCCTTGGACCCAAGCATAGCAAGAACTGGCGCTGCTATGGGTGCCGCCGGTCCCATCATTGCACCTAGGGCAGCACCACCGTAGCCACCAAGTGCCTGGGCACCCACATCGGCAACGGTTTCTATTGGACCCTGACCGCTGGCTAAGGATTGGCCTGCATGAATAGCGGCGCCTACAATTGGCACATCTCCCGAGGCATCTCCCATAGTATCAAGAGCGCTTGATGCCATTTCCTGCGCACCGTCCATTACAGCAGGATCACCGACAGTCTGAGAGGCTTGCTTCAAGAGCCCTGCCGTATGGTCAGCCGCTACAGCCTTTACGCCAGCTTCAGCATCTTCTGGATTGAAGTAATCGAACATCTTATTTGCGCCAAATTCCAGGGCCTTTGTTGCCCCATACATGGCAGCTTGCTGGGCAACAGCTTCGCGCTCCTTGTTTGTCTTTGCATTCACAAAGCCCATTCCAAGGTTTGCACCAACATTTAAATATTCAGCCATAGACTCTTTGTCTCTGGTCCGCTGCTCTCGCTTCTTTCTCATCATTTCCGCAAGAGTTTCCTTGGATTGGCGAAGAGCCGGAGCCGGATTCATCGCTCGCTCTTCAAAGAACTGATTCATCCGGTTCCCAGCGGGCAAACTTCTCATAGAGCGGCTTGTCTCCCCCATCATCACAGGCGAACGAACTGGTGGCGCCATGCTTTTCTTCGGCACAGGGGTCATGGACGGACGCATCATAGAGCGGCTTGTTGGTTCTCCTACTCTGACAGTTGGTACAACGGACGAACGAACCTGTGGGGCCATGCTCGACAGCACCCTTTTTCCCATTCCAAGGGGACTACCGCGAAAGTGTCTATTTCGGTCCCCAAAATACTGGTCCTTACCAAAGTCAGGACTCCCCCATATACCAGTTGGGATAGGCTTTTTTTCTTCTTCATCATCATCCCAAAATGCCATCACTCACCTCTTAGCCGTACCAGTCTTCGTCAGATTGAAATTAATCGGGATGCCCACTCCCGCCGCTACCAGGCTGAGCACCACCGCCAGAGGTGCCACCGCCACCACCACCGGCACCTTCGTTGGCGCTGCCTCCCTCTCCGCCCCACTCGCCCCCCGAAGAACCGGACGGTTGATCGTAGTAGCCGGGAGGGTTGAAGCTGTATTCGTAAATCATCTTGTCTGGATTCCAGGTTCTCCATACTTCAATCTGCTGACCTGCAAAGTCCTGAACCCCTAGGCTCTGAGGGACGCCAGGTTGACCTGGCTGCATCTCCCATGACTGGGTTTCATGGTTCCAGACCATCTCATCCATGCCGGAAGTTCCCCCGGTTGTTGTCTGAGTAAAGATGCCTTGAGGGTCATCAGTATAGTCTGAAAGTATCTGAGTCTGTGGCAGATCATATCCTCCTGGAGTTGGGGCACCAAAGAGCATGTTGAGAATAGGCGCAATCTCGGCAACAGATTCAACGCCACCCTCAAGGAAGTCTTTCTGCTCGTAAGCTTGCTTGAGAACCTCCGTCCCTGCGCCCATTTTTCCAGCCCAGTATTCTTTCTCTAGCTGCTTCTTGAGTCGCGCCATCTCTGCATTGACCTGGGCCAAGGCAACGTTTCTATCCACGCCCCTGCCAACAAGAGAGTCTAACATCGTATCCCGTTGTTGCTCGAGCTGCGCATTAATCTGAGCATCTGCCTGAGCCATCTGGTCGACCATTTGGCCTGCCTGGAGTTGTTGCTGTGCAGCTGCCTCCATTGCTGACCGGTCTGCTTCCGACATCTGCTGAGTCATCATGCGCTGCGTTGCGGATGTGGGCATACCCCTTGCGCTAGCTGCTGTTGCAAGTGCTGACTGTATAGCGCGCTCACGCTGCTGCTGGATGACTGGGCTCATCTGGCCTGCTGCAATGTCCGCCATTGTCGACTGGAGCTGAACAGGATCTCTCTGCATCAGGTTCTGCTTGATGAATGGATCTATCCACGTCTGCTCGTATGTCCATGCGTCACTCAAATTCGTTTCTGCTGGCTGTTGCTGCTGATACATCTCGGTATCTCCAGCAACTGCGCCTGTTGGAACATCACTCGGCTCAGGGGCTGGCGGGACTGTCGGATCTGGCTCTGTGGCATCCCCCGTTCCACTAGCCGTCTCAGTGATAGGCTCAAGATCCGTCCTATCCTCCTCATCGATCACTGGATCCGGAGTAGGGCTAGTCGTGGCCCCGGCAGCAGTCGCGAGAAGGTCCTCCTCATCATCGGGATCCAGGTCTATCATGTCATCAGGGAGAGTGAAGTTGCTACCAGTGTTTCCGCCCCAGATATTCCAGTTCATTGGCATCAGGTTTCTCCTATCGTCTTGGTATCGGTAGTTCGGAAGATACCCTTCTTCGTTCCAACCTCAATCGTAATCTGGTCAATGGCAAACCCGTCACCGGTGGAGGCGCTATTGTCTGCATCGTAAATCTCGAACTTCACAGCCTGGCACTTCTGCTTAGATAGATGAGCCCTAAACTGGAGAACGGCATCAGCGGCTTCGCTGGTAGTGAAGGTATATTCGTCTGAGGCGCTATCGTCATAGTCGTAATAGACTTTCACAGTCAGGACATGCTTGTCCCGGCTCTCACCCAGAAGCGCAAAGCGGTAAGCCCTACCAAAGCCCTGAATCTCATTAAATGATATCCAGCCTGTTCTCATCTTGAGAACAATGTAGTTGGCGCCAACCTTGTAGCTAGAATCCTCTTTTAGGATATTATCCTGATTGGTAACAATCTGAATAATGTCATTGAGACATTCCATGCCAACGATTACTTCATCTTCAGACAGGCTGTATGTGTAGTTAGACCAGGTGTTGTAGCGATAATTATAGGCGAGGACTTTGTCTGAAAGCGCAAACCTAATGGTCTCTGTCTTCTGGTGGTGTCGAATAGCTATTACCCTGCTATCACCCACGAGGTCTTCAACCGGTGCCCCAACATACTGAATCCCATCTTGCCCGATACTGAAGATTCCTCGAGTATTCTGGAAGTAAATACCACTATCGCTGTAAAACGTTGTGCTACCTTTTAGGGCACCAATATTGGCACTCACCTGACGCGGCTTATAGAACTCTCCGATGCCGGTCTTTGAAGGACCCTCACCACTGATGACCCATGTAGAGTTCTCTCTGAAGATATAGAGTTCCGCCCCTGAGCTGCAGAGGGCTGTTGGCTTGTCATGGTCAAGACCATCCATCGGAATTTGAAACTCTTCACTGAAGCCGATGCCAATCTTATTTTCATACTCTTTGCTGAACCAAATACGATTATCTTCGGTTATAGCAAAAATTCTGTTTCGATGAGATTCAACATATCGAGAAGCAGGCGGGGCAACATTGGCGAGCTCCCCACCCTCCGTATAAAGGAATGCACCAGTAGCAGCATTCGCATCGGAGAGCTTATCTACGTGAGATATTGTTGGGGTCAGGCTGACGGTCCCCATGGCTAGACTGCTCAGTGTTGCAACCTTGTTGTAAATTGCGCCACCATTTTGAGTTCGATAAACAACAAGCCTAACATTGCCCTTCCCGGTGGCTGATAAGCAATCTGATGTAATCGTAACCCCTGTGTTTGAACTCGTAAGCGTCAAGCTTTCAACGTCTGACGGCTCCGATCTGTGAAGATTTCCATAGGAATCCTCCCACTCCCAAACGGCTTTGTATTTATATACCCCCGTAGAAGTAAGGCTTCCCGCTGCTGTCTCAACAACCTTAATGCTCGGCTTATAAAAGAATCCAGCTTCATGAACCCTGTCACCGCTTGTTGCCTTGATGCAGCCCGGTGCAAAAAACATCTGCCCACCAAGCTGTGTCCTGGGCGTCTCATATGTCGGTTTTACGTTGGTGATTTTAATTAGATGGCAAGAGCTATTTATTGCGGTTGTTACACCGCCAGAGCCATCTGCAAATGTCTGGATATTTGTTGTTCGAGGCAGGGCTGAATAGGAATGCGTACCATCACTAACGAATCTCGTAGAAACGCCATTCACATGAGATCGGATAAGCTCCTGCCGGAAAGTTGATCCAACTACACTCCTATAAAATCCACCAAGGATCCACAGTGGGGTGTCTGCCGAATCAACCCATGCAACTGGGGTATGAAGAAATGTATCATTATCGTCAGTATTTCTATTCTCATGGCACATGAAAAACTGAAGAGAGTCTGATGTCCTCAATGGCCCAAGAGGCATCCATGAATTAAGCCGCATAGGCGCGCTATATGTAACGATGCCTGTACCGTTTGGCGTTATTTGATAGCGGGAAGCTTTTGACTGAAATGTTGCGGAGCTAGTTCCAACTGTTGTGAAATATTCGACCTTAGTTCCGTCCTCAGAGTCACAGAACCCCCCACTCTCGATAGCGGTCAAACCACTACCCACACTGTGGGTGGCTAAGTATTGATCTGTACCCGAGGCAGCTTCTTGCTGTTGTTGAATATAGAGTTCTGTTCCAACTGCAAAGGCGAAATAAAATCGAGCGGTTCCACCCGCGTCTGATCGATAAGCTACAAGTTGGGTCATTGCTCCAGATTGAGCGTAATCCTGAGTTTCTGATAATGTCCCATTGGTATCAAGATAGTATCTAGCTGAATGGCCACCATTGTACTCAGTGAAGACAATATGGACTTTCCTGTAATCAGCGGCTACCGATATCTTATGCTCAACAACATCGAAGCTAGCCTCGGCAGCCGTCTGCCTGTAGGTCGATGAATCTGCAATTACGATGACACTTGTGCCAGTTAGGGTGAAATCAGAATGCTTGAAAATCGTTTTCTTAAGCGTAATATTTCCACTGCCATCAACAGTCTCATAGTAGGCTGCAAAGTTATCATCAGCCGCATCGCTTTGGGCATGGGCTACAACTTTAATCTTCCCCGGATGAACCTTATCGGCCCTGTCGTCGAAAAAGATTACTTTATCCGAATTAACGATTGTGTGAGTAACAGCATCTAAAACAGATACCCGATACTCATAGTTCACATTGTAAGTCGTGTAGTTGAAGTATGCCTGGGTCCAGGCAATGGCGATATAATCGCCACTATGGCTAATTGCGATTGATGCGTTTTGCTGATGGTGGCCATCACCCTTTGTTGCATGAAAAATCTCAGATTCGATAAACTTGCTTCTGCCGGACTGAAGAACAACAGTATCGTTATCTGAGCCAACAAGGGAGATTAGAGAATCGTCCCCCTCTATTACGAGGTTATCCCTGTAGGCATAGCTTCCTGCTGGAACATCAGCCGCAGACCTGCTCCATGTTACAGTTGAGCATCCTTTACGCTTCTCAATCCTACCAGTCTTCTCAAAGACAGCGTTCTCGAGAACCTCCAGTTGGCCGGGCTCCATCACAATATCTGAAGTCTTGGTGTCGGCACCGGCAGCAAATGGAATGCTTACTAGTTTCTTGTCGAGAGCCATCAGAACACCCACAAATCCACAGTGACTGTTCCACCAGCGGTGAGGTAAAGAAACTTCTCTGGATTCTCATTCGAGGATTGAACGTCGTAAACATGCTGAGCTGCATTTTTACCGACTACGATCCATCCCCTAATGGGACGACCGAGCTTGTGTGAGATAATTGATGTTGTTCCGGACACAAGGTCTTGGTCCGTTATCAGTAGCCCATCAATGATTGAGGCATCCATGACAGGAAGCAGGGCATCCTGAAGCCTCTGCTGAACCCTATTGAGATCTGGGTCAGCAGCATGGATTCTCTCGTACCGTCTCAGAGCCATCAGAACATCCAGCGGTAGTATGGCATAACGCCAGCACTCTCATCAGTGATCCCTGTAGGCTCAGAGGCATCTCTGTCCCGAGACGCATCCTCTATTCGAAGAGTTATTCTATCAAGGTCCTGCTGAAGGGGAGTAATGCTTGTCTCCTCCTTCTGTCTCATCTTGATAGCAGCTACCAGAATCGCATATTCTTCCCAGTTGAGCATGACCATATCATCCACGGTTGAAGTGTCACTATCCAACTCCGCAAACCGTGGAACGTACCAGATCTTAACAGTGTCTGTCGTACTCGGCTTTGGAGTGAAGACAATAGAAGATGCTCTGAGGCTATACTCATAATCTGCATAGCCATTACTGTTATGAATTGCTGTATCTGCTTGGTACCTGTTTCTGTCTTGAAATGAGAATCGTCTAACACGTACGACATCATTCCCGTGAACGGCATCAACACCAAGCAGCTTATAGAAGTTGCTCAGCCCAATATCCGCAAACCGATAGGTGTCCTGGTCGGCCACCAGAGAAAAGGACATTTGGTTAACGTACTGATCCTCGTACTTGAGAACCAGCAAATCGTGGAGCTCGCCAAGACCAACGTTTATATAATCGTTAATCTCAGAATCGGTGAAGAAGTTATTATCCACCGCATCCACGCGCTGCCTAGCCCGTGTCCTTAGCTCTGATAGCGTCGACATCAGTACTCGCCTTCTTCGCCAAGCCCCGTGCAAATCTCGATTGCATCTTTGAGGTTTTCGGCAAAGGCATCCGAGTCACCAGCCTCAAGGGCCCGCATCACAGAACTTGCTGCACTCTTAAATGCCTCATGTCCTGCATCACCAGACTCTTCAGTCTCTTCGTCACCGCTCGAGCCCTTGGGGGAGCCAAGCATTACTGCGATTTCAGAACTCTTCATGACTGCCCCTAAAGGATTGGGGGGCCTAGCCCCCCTCTCCAGAAATTATCAAGTATCTTCTTTGAGAAGAGCAATGAAGTGACATTCAATACCAGAGGCAAAACTTGGCCCCTGAACATTGCCAGCATCATCACAGATGTTGATGACAAAGTTGCCACCATTGGTATCTGCAACAACTGAATGCGATTTAATAACCGCAAAGCCAGATTCGCCGGTGGCAAATCCATCATTAAGAACAGTGGCAACGATACTGATTACTCCGTCGTACTGACGATCAAGAGTAACAGTGAAGTCTCCACCACTGTAGGAGACAGTAAACCCGTTACCAGCATTGGTTGTTGGTGTGGTGGCCCCATCAAAGCGCCCAGCGACAATTGAGACATTGCCGGTGTTTTGCATAGAATTTGGAAAACCCATGACTTACTCCTTATGCCAATGCAATTGTGGCGTTGAAGCCAGGTGCAGTGCAGAGAAGGTTACCGTAGTAGCCCCAGCGGTACTCTACGCCATCTTCGTTAGCTTGTCGGATTCCCTTCAAGCCATCAAAGTCGAGGAGACGAGGAGCTGGCCCAAGAGTCTTGAGCTTCCACGTATCCAACTGGAGCATGTAACACCGCCCTTGTGGACAGTTATGATCTGCATAAAGATCCAGCATTCCCGTTGGCGCAGCGAGCGTCAAAGAAGAGAAGCCAAAAGTTGCAGCAGAATCCTTTGAATCATAACGACGACGGTGCGGAGAGTTGTTAGAAGTGGAGCTCACCGTACCCTCAAGGTCTTTGGCCAACGAAGCCCAGTCAAGTGGGTTCATGAACACCGCATCAGGACGACCACCCTCACGGGCAACCTGAACAGCACCATCAATCAATGACTCGCGCATAGTACTGAACGCTCCCGCCAGACGCTGACCACCGAGGCGGGTTGCATCAATTGAACGGTCAACGCTGAAAAACGCTGCTGAGCTAGGAGTGGCAGCAGGGATCCATGCAGAAAGACCAGACATCTTCTGTGCGGTAGAGCCATCCTGAGCATCACCCTCACAGTAGAGGACCAAGTCATCAGTGATTGTTCCCCACACTGTCTGCATTGCTGTTGCAATGGTAAACGTTCCGGCAGAACGATTAACCGTAAGAACCTCAACAGCAGCGCCGTTATTGGCCAAAGCAGTACCGTCGGCGGCACCTGACAAACTGGCAACAATACGCATTCCAACTTCAAAGTTCACAATGTCAGACAACGTCTCAAGGGTAACAGTTGTTCCCGTTGCAGCAGTATCTTCATCAAGAACACCGATTGAGCCAGTGCCGCCTCGGTAAATATCTCGACCCATCGCACGCGCAAGCGCATGAAGAGCTGAGTCAGTTTTAGACTTAGCAACGTCAAGCAGAGAGCCCTCGCTACCATCAGCAGCAAGAAGCGTCTCGTTATCAACGCTGACTACCGCATAGTCCTTAACTCGAGTGACTACGAAGTCACTGAGCTTAGTGCCGTTGCGGTTGTTTTGCGCAGTTTGGAATGTCGCACTGCGGCCGTTAGTGAGACCATACTCAACCGCATAGGTTGCGTTTCGCCCAGGAAAGCTAGTTTCCTTAGGGATCATCGCAAGCAATGGGTTGTTCTGGTAGACCATATTTTCGACCTTCTTATACGGGTACATGTGCTTCATGGCCGCGTCGAAGTTCGTTAAGTTAAAAGAAGCCATCGCTTCCTCCTAAATTACGTAAAGAGTTTTCCCTTATACATCTCCCGAATTTCTTCATACGAGAGATCTTCTGCATCTTTTCGCGTGGGCTGCTGCTGCCACGCTGAGGACATTGTTGCGCTTCGTCCTCGATTTCCTGCACCTGCTCCAGGGTTATACTGTCTAAACTTCTGAGCCGCTGACTCTGAAGAATAGAACTCCTCTTCACGCTTACGGAGGCCGTCTTCAATCTTACTGAATGCTTCTTCTATAGTGATATTCTCACCAGTTTTTCGATAATATGCAACCATTCCTTGCACAACGTCCTGAGCTGAGCACGCATCTTTGACCAACTGGTACTGCTCGCTACCCGTTGCAAAGTCCTCAACCTCTGCGATCAAGGTGCCAAAAGCTGCCTTTGAGCGGCTATCTTCCGCATGCTGACGCGCTGCGGTATCTCTCCTACCAAGCTCAGCTTTGAGTTCATCGAGCTCTTTCTGGGTCTTGCCCACTTGCTGCTCGACGGGGACTTGGTCGCCGTAAATCTGCCGCTGAGTCCACTTCTGGTAATATTCCGCAGGGTCGATTCCCTGGGAGCGAAGGAACTCTTCCGGGTTTTCTTCGAGCTTCTGCCGAGCATTACGAAGCTGGCCGAGCTGCTGCTCCTTCTGGGAAAGGTGCTGCTCACGCTGCTTCATTTGGATCTCTTTAGACCGCAGCTCTTTATCCCGCCGGAGGTTCGCTAAGAACTCCTTGCTCTTTGGTGGCGGGCCCGGCTCTTTTGGCGCTTCAGCCTGAATCGGCGAAGCTTCTTCCGAGAAAATATTGAACGACTCTGGCTCGGAGGGCTGTGCCTCACTTGGTGTTGCTGGTGCTTCTGGTGCTGATTCTTCAGTCATTTAGCTGCTCCTAAATAGGTAGATTTCCCATGCCCGGCGGTAAGCCAGGGGGGAGACCTCCAGCCCCAGGAGGACCGGCCGGGGGAAGCGGCAGACCACCGCCCGGAGCTGGAGGCATTGCGAGACCAGGAGGTAGGCCCGGAGGAGGTCCGGGTGGTAATCCTGGCGGCATACCCATACCAGGTTGCGCGCCCGGCATAGGCGGCGCCCCCATTGGCGGCGGGGGCTTCGTTGCTCCAAGCAAGCTGTCAGCTTGGGAAATCCAACGACGCAATAACTCTCGGCGTTCTTCTGGAACGTCTTCGAGAATCGCAAGGTTATAGGCTGCCTGAACTCGTTTGATGCCGAGTTCTAGGTTCATGTAGGGCTCGGGTCCGATGTACTCACCCTCTTCTACCATCTTTTCAACAGCCATATCGATTACATCTATGTGAGCATTCTTGATTCTATTGGCTCGTTCGATGTCTGGGAAGTCGAGCAACTGGTGCGCCTCTTCCTTGGAGAACATCCCGTTGAGCATCATCTCATTTACCGAGGCCAGCTTGGCCGCCGGCGTCTGAGGCAATGAGCCGACAGGCTTAACCTGAATAACATACTCGTCGTGGTCTAGATTAATCTCCGACCACTTCACAATCTCTAGGCCTGTCTTCCGGTCGAAACTCTTAGAGGTGAAGCTGCCGTCTCCGCTGGAAACATCCCTCACCAGCTCGATGATTTGTTCGGAGATATCAAGGAAGAGCTGCTCATAAGCCTGACCCACGACCATGAATCTCTCAGACTCGATATCCGAGAACTCCCTGAGGGCTCGTCCTGACTCTAGGCCAACTGGCTTTTTGCTCTGCGCTGCAAGCTGGGAGATGCCCGTCATCTCGTAGGCCCGCTCAACCAGTCGGTCTAGGTGGGAGAACATCTCACCTGATACAGCTCTAGGCACAAAGAACTGTGGTGGCGTTCCTCGATACTTCATCACTCCCCACACTCGGTTATTCATGTGGGCTTGGACAATCTTAGAGGAATCCTCGATGAAGACTTTGGGAGTAGCCAGGTGCATCTGCTCTTGGATTCTCGCCAGGAGCTTGTTGATCTCAACCTGGATTCCCTTCACCTCTTTGCTCAGGCCATTGCCCCAGAAGGACATTGGGTTCTCAGTCCATCGCATGAAGGCAAACGGGAAGTATCCTTTTTCCCAGGGCTCATCGAGCAGGGTGATTGAGTCGATACAGATAATATGTCGGCCATCGGTGGCGTCTGGGCCGGACGGCAGGTGCCATGCTTCGTGACACTGGATCATGTCACTCTTGCGCGCATCCTCTTCACTGTACTCGTTCTCTTCAATGGCGGCAGCTTCAACAATCGAATTACGGTGCTCGGGAAACATCTCAGCTAGAACGTGTCTAGATAGTCGCTTTGTCTGGAACAACTGGCGAGGGCTGTTTCCATTCTCCACCTCGAGCGGGTCAAGCGTTAGCTCATGCGGGGGAGTTCTCTCGGCCTTAATCTTCCCATACTGCTCGAAGATTTTGACAGCCCCAGTCCCGTAGATGCAGGAATCGAGGAAAGCTCGCTGAGCTACCTGGTAGATCCGCATGTCATAGAACTGACCCTGGATGAACTTGTTGAAGAGCTGGGCCTTTCTCTTCTGGGAGAATGAGCCCCCATCTGTCAGGAAACTAACCGCAGGACGGTGTTTTGCAATCTTGGCCGTAGCCGCCTGACAGATGGAGTGAACAATATTGAATGTTAGTCTTGGCTGACGCATCAAGGCGTAATTGGTGGACCCCTGGAGGAACCGAGCGTGCGGAGGTGCCCCATTATAGAGACCACCGAATACCGCGTTATCAGCGTAGTATGAATCCTGCTCATCCCTGAGCACTGTTACAAACTTACTGATTTGCCGATGAATGTTATCCTCATCAGCAAGCCACCAGAAGGTATCATCAAATACGCCGTAACTCATTCGTTAGCACTCCAGTAGAGGTAATCAGTATCCGTATTACCCAAGTCATCCACGGGCTCATACTCAAGTTTCCTTTTTGACTCTTTCTCTGGCTTCGGTGCTTCTTCGTCGTACCGATCAAATGAGAAATCCTCGGAGATGGTTTGAGCCATCTGCGGAGGTAGGCCCACTAGTTCGATCTCAACCTCTGAGTCCTTGTAGTGAGATACTCCATACTCATTGAGCAGCTTCAGAATACTCTTCAGCTTCTTAGTGCTAGGTGCAGATTCATTCCTGCGCGCTTCACTCATTATGCTTCCTCCTAGTTGGCCCAGAGCTCAGTATCCTGATACCCTTCGCCCCATAGTTCCTTATCGTACTGATTTGTATCCTGTTCCTCAAGTAATCTCTGCTCGATCTTATCCTCAAGCTGCTTGAAGTATGCATCACTCCCGTATTCAGGGGGCTTTTTGGACTCCTCGAAGAAGAAATGCTTGCTCTCCATCCACGCATAGAGGGCAGCATCCGAGAGGTGGTTGTCATATCTGCGGTCTTCGGCGGTCTTTGACTTGTTGTATTGGAGTTTATCCCACTCTTTGAGCAGCCCCATGCCCGGTTTTACCCGGATAAGGGCCGAAGCCAGGTCAGAGTTCATGAGTTTAATCATGCCGACCTTGTCTCCAGTCTTTTTGGCAGCTTTGAGGGGAAGGCCAGAGCGCTGTTTGAAGGATTCGAGAAGCATTTTGGAGCTACCGCCACCAGTATCCATAACGATTGAGGTGAAGTTGTAGTCATTCATGAAGCGTTTAATCTTCTCTTCAACCTCCGAGATGAGCATCTTGGTCTCTTTGTATTCATCTACGATGTAAAGGTAGGGTGATTCAGGGCACCATCCGACAACCACAAAGGCGGTAGCATCGTGATACCCAAGGTCGATACCCATGACGTATTCCCACTCATTACTGTCGGGGGTTTCATGAAGCAGGTTGTGCTCACCGTAGGAATAGACGATGTCTTGGTCGTCGCGGACCCAGAGGCCAAGGTATTCTCGTTTGAAGGATGGATCTCCTGGTCGGAGGATCCCATTCTTAATATCTTCCTCGATAGCGCGGACTGCATGTCGCATGTACGGGTTATCTTTCACTGTCCACCGGTGAACTGAGAAACTATACTTCTCCTTCTCGGTGATATCGAAAAAGAACCCGGTACAGGCACTGTTAGGCGTGGAGATCATGACCAATGAGCCGTCCTTATCCAGAAGGGCTGGGGTCAATACTTCGTTCACGAGCTCCTGCAAATCAATATTGAAGAAGGCAGCCTCATCGAGGACGGCCAGTGAGAAGGCTGCACCACGTAGCTTATCCACATCCGAGGCATCATTGGCCCCAGTGAATATGATCTGGGAGTTATTCGTAAAAGTGGCTATGAGGTCAGCATTGTTGAACTTAATCCCCAGGCGATACTTCTGGTTCAACTCTTTCAGTGAGGTCCAAAGGATACGCTTAGCTGCTTCCCTCGTTCTGGCAATGTAGACGCAGAGGGTGCTTTCGTTATCGAGACACTCTTTGACGAGGTAACGCCCTGCGGCAAAGCTCTTTCCGCTTCGTCGACTACAGATAGCTGCTTTTCGGCGACTAGGGTCTTTGACGAACTCGACTTGCTCCTTGAAGAGCGCCTTCTCAATGTTGAGCACATGACTTCGCTTCCTTTGTCTTCTTTGGGCCTCATTGGGCCCCGTGGACTTCTGGCCAAGACGAATAGCGAGCGCCTCGAGCACTTCTCGGCTCGTAAGAGTCACAGAGGGCAGGGCCTCACTCTTCTTACTGGAGGACACTATTTTCTCCATCAAGTATCTTCCAGATCACAGTAGGAAGTAGATTTCCCACGAAACGAGCATTCCACTTCTCCTTAG